TTGCGAGAAATCAATGAAGAAGGATTTAGAGCGGCTACTCCAGTTACAAGGGCTAGACCGAATTCTCAGTCCCTCTTTACAAGTAACGCAGGGGATGCGTTTAGTTCTGTCCTTAACGACATGCGAGAGCGTGCCATGTCATATCCACCAAAATCCTTTGGCTTCTACGAATACTCAGCCCCTCAATACTGCAAAATAGAAGATCGTAATGCTTGGGCTTTGGCTAATCCTGCTATGGGATATACCGTCTCAGAAGAAGCTATTGAAGAGGCTATAGCAACCTCACCGATAGAAAATACTCGGACAGAGACGTTATGCCAGTGGATTGACTCCCTAAGCAGTCCGTGGCCTCATGGAGTCCTTGAAGAGACTTCAGATAGCACTTTAGAATTGTCTCCTGGTGCATATACCATATTTGCATTCGATGTCAGTCCTTCCAGACGTAATGCATCTCTTGTTGCGGGACAGTTGATGCCAGATGGAAGGATTGGCATTGGAATACTTCAAACGTGGCAAAATCAAGTAGCTGTAGATGATCTACAAATCGCAGCAGGCATTAAATCATGGTGTGATATCTACAAACCACGACAAGTCTGTTTCGATAAATACGCAACCCAGTCAATAGCCGATAGGTTGGCTAATTCTGGCGTTATGGTCGAAGATGTATCTGGCCAGCAGTTTTATCAGGCTTGTGGCGATTTACTCAATGGATTAGTAACCAATAAGGTCGTACATAATGGCCAAGCCGAATTAATCCAGCAGATGAATAACTGCGCTGCTAAGGTCAATGACTCAGCATGGAGAATCATCAAGCGAAAGTCGGCTGGTGATATTTCAGCCCCTATCGGCTTAGCAATGGTAGTCTCTAAATTAATGCTCCCAGTGCCTAAACCTCAAATCTATATAGGAGAAGGTTAGACACTCCCTAGCATATTGTATATATTCTTGACAAATGCTATAGTATATGTCTATGGGTATATTTTCGCGTGCAGAGTCTAAACCAACTAAGCCGTCTGTTCTAGCGCAATATGCCCCTCAAGTTTTAAGTACTCCATTACTTACATCTTTAGTCCCATCCCAATCTATTACCAGAGAATTAGCTTTAGAAATACCTTCAGTAGTAAGAGCCCGTAATTTAATTTGCGGCACTATTGCATCAATGCCAATAGAGTTATATCGCAAGTCCACTGGTGAAGAATTAATGAAACCAGTATGGATGGACCAACCAGCAATAAATCAACCACGTTCAGTCACTATTGCTTATACTGTTGATTCATTATTATTTTACGGATGGTCAATTTGGATCGTAAAATCGAGATATCAGGAAGATGGCCGTCCTGCATCTTATGAGTGGATTCCAAATACTCGAGTAAATCCTTATTATGGCAATTCAGAGGGCCATACCATTGAAGGATATTATGTAGATCAAGTATTTTATTCAAATGATGATGTAGTTACTTTTCAATCTATTAATGATGGTGTACTTACTTCTGGTGCAAGAATTTTAAGAGCTGCTTTAGATTTAGAAATTGCATCTGGAGTTGCTGCATCTACTCCTATGCCTACAGGTTATATCTCAAATTCTGGTGCTGACTTAGATCCAAAAGAGGTTCAAGGATTATTATCGGCTTGGAAAACTGCAAGGTCTCAGCGCAATACGGCTTATTTAACTTCTACTCTTTCGTATCAGCCAGTATCTTATTCACCAAAAGAAATGCTATATAACGAGGCTAAGCAAGATTATGCAACTCAAATTGCACGACTTTGTAACGTAGATGCATTTTACTTATCCGCAGATGCTAATAATTCAATGACTTATAGCAACCTATTAGATTCTCGTAAGCAATTTGTATCTTTGACTTTGCAACCTTTCATATCCGCGATTGAAGATAGACTCAGCATGAACGATGTTACCCCAATGGGTAATGAAGTACGTTTTGATTTAGATTCATCCTTTTTACGTGCTAATCCAATGGATGAATTACTAGTCATTGAAAAACTATTAGCACTTAATTTAATTACTGTTGAACAGGCTATGGCTATGACAGATATAACACCTAATGGAAGCAATGGTATGAACTAATGGAAAATCAAATAATTACATTTTCGGCAGCAGAATTAATTGCTAATGTCGAAGATCGTACAATCTCTGGCAAAATCGTACCAGCCGGTACAGGCGAAGTAGGCAATACTTCCGCTGGCCGAGTTGTATTTGAACAGGGTGCAATCGCACTACCTGAAGATGCTAAAACTATTAAACTTCTCAATCAACACGATCACAAACAGCCGCTAGGCAAGGCAACCTCATTTACTGTTGCTGAAGATGGCATTTATGCATCTTTCAAAATTAGCCGTAGCAATCGAGGCAGTGAAGCACTAATCCTAGCCGAAGAGGGTTTACAGGCAGGTTTATCAGTCGGAGTTGAAGTAATCAAAGCAAAGAATAAAGGCGGCATTATGCATGTATCAGCTGCCAAATTATTCGAAGTATCTTTAGTAACTGATCCAGCCTTCAAATCTGCCCAAGTTACTGATATCGCTGCTGAGGAAACTCCAGAGGCAGTAGAAGAAATCCAACCAACAGAAAGCGAGACAGCTGTGGAGAATACTCCAGAGACAGTTGCAGCACCAGTAGAGGCAGCAGCGGTTGAAGCTGCTCGTCCAACTGTTGCAGTAACAAACGTGCGCGAGCGCACTGCACCAATCACATCTGAACAATATCTAGGAGCATCTATTAAGGCTGCTCTCGGTGATAATGATGCTCGTCGCATCGTTGAAGCTGCTGATGACACAGTATCTACAAATACTGGCCTAACATTGCCAGCACACCTAACAAACTTTATTACAACTACATTCTCAGGCCGTCCAGCCTTTGGTGCAGTTACTCAAGCAGGACCAGTACCACAATTATCATTCACAGTCCCTAAAATGGGAACTGCACCTACTACAGCAGTAGTGGCAGAAGCAGCAACAGTAACAGCTACTGGTATGACTTCAAGTTACGACACAGTAACTGCTAGTAAGTACTCATCAATTAACCGAGTATCTTTCGAACTTCTAGATTTCTCTAACCCAGCATTTGAGACATTGCTTCTCAACGAAATGCGTAAAGGTTATGAGAAGGCTACAGATGCTGCACTTATTTCAGCATTTACTTCTTCTGGTACTCAAGCTTCTACAACAGCAGCAACAGCAGCAGGACTTCAATCATTCATAGCAACAGAATCAGCAGCAGCCTATAAAGGTACTGGTGGAGATTTTGCTACTAAACTCGTTGCTTCTACTGATCAGTGGGCAGCTATTCAAGGTTATGTCGATAGCTCAAACCGCCCTCTATATAACGTTGCTTCTCCACAATTCAACGCTCCTGGTCAAGTTAATGGCCAAACTAATGTCGGTAACATTCTTGGTACTGATTTAATCGTTGATCACAACATCACTACATCTGGTGTTATTGATGAATCAGCATTCTTGGTTGCTCCAGGATCTGTTTATGTCTGGGAATCTCCAGTCACAAATCTACGTATCAATGTTCTATCTTCTGGTGAAATTGATATCAATATGTACGCTTACATGGCAATTTATGTTGCTAAGGGTGGCGCAGGCGTACGTCGTTTCAACCTTACTTAATCAGTAAGTAACTAAGTCACTGAGAGGGGCATAGCCCTTGCCCCTCTCAGTCTTTAGAAGGGAATTAAATGTCACTCTGCACAGTCTCTGAACTTCGTTCAGCACTAGGTGTCGGTACTTTGTACCCAGATGCAACCCTTCAATCCTCCTGTGACGCCGCCGATGCAGTAATAATTCCGATGCTCTGGAAAAATGAAGAGTATGCAACTGCACACAGTAATGAAATTGGTTCAGGGACATTATATTTTGATAATCCAGTTACTTTTTATGTAGGTCAAAGCGTTACAGTCAGCAACTCTGGTAGTTATTACAATGGAACTAAAACAATCACTGGAGTAGATACTTATTCAATTACTTTTGTAACCTCTCATACAGTTGCTCACGAACGTCATCCACTTGTACCTTTTGCCACTGTTGCAGGTGATACATATGTAGACTGGACTTCAGATAGCGCAGTACAAGAAGCAGCTTTAATGATCGCTGTTGATATCTGGCAAGCACGCCAAACCTCTAATAGTGGTGGCTCATCTCCAGACTTCCAGCCTTCCCCCTACCGTATGGGTAATACCCTCATGGCTAGGGTGCGAGGATTATTAGCACATGCACTCGACCCACGTTCAATGGTCGGATAATGTCAGTTGCTCTTACTACACTAAGAACCACTATTGCAGAGGCTATTCAAGACGATAGCAAGTGGCAGACTTTTGCCTTCCCTCCAGCAACAATTATGGCTAATTCAGTTATTGTCAGTCCTGATGATCCATATTTAAGTCCTAACAATGGTGGCATTTCAACCATTTCACCGACTGCTAATTTCAAGATTTTAATGACAGTGCCGTTATTTGATAATGAAGGCAATTTACAGGGCATCGAAGATACAATAGTTAGCGTGTTCAACCTACTATGTGCATCTACTCTATCTTTCAATGTTGGTACAATTTCAGCTCCTGGTGTTCTTAATGCCGCGTCTGGTGATTTACTAACGTCTGAAATGTCAATCTCAATCCTAACGAGTTGGAGTTAATCATGACTGATTACGAAAAAGAGTTGGAAGCCTTCCTAATCAAGACAGGTCAAATCCAACCAGCACCAAAATCAACGCAAACACCTAAGAAAGACGAGGAATAATCATGGCAGTATTTTTAGCAAACAATGTCGGAGTAAAGGTGAACAGCGTTGATCTATCAGATCACGTCACAACCGTTACTCTCAATCGTCAATTTGACGAACTAGAAGTAACAGCAATGGGTGACTCAGGCCATAAGTTTGTAAAGGGTCTAGAATCATCATCAGTTACAATCGAATTCTTAAATGACACAGCTTCAGCAAACGTCCTAGCAACTCTTCAAGCTGCATGGGGAACTACAGTAACTGTAGTACTTCTACAGACAAAGGGAACAGCAGTCTCAGCCACTAACCCACTTTATACAATGTCAGTCCTAGTCAATGGAACTACAGATGTTATGGGTGGCTCAGATGTTGGCAAGCAGTCAGTTACTTGGAACGTAGTTGGAACAGTAACAGTCGCTACTACAGGTTCATTCTAAAAAACTAGAGAAAAGGGCTAATCATGGCAAAACTGAAAATCGTTCGAACAGATGGAAGCGTACTAGAAGGCGAGATAACTCCAGCAGTGGAGTACTCATTTGAGCAGTACGCTAAAAAGGGCTTTCATAAGGCTTTTCGTGATGAAGAGAAGCAATCGGATGTTTATTGGTTGGCATGGGAAATTACTCGACGTGCAGGTGAAACCGTAAAACCTTTCGGGATAGATTTCATTGAAACATTAACTAGCGTTGATGTGTTGGACTCTGACCCTTTAGCTTAAAGCGCGATCTCCCATTCACCTACCTCATTGCTCGCTTGAGCATTAGGTTGGGAATCGCGCCAACACAATTACTGGAAATAGATAGAGACATGTTAAATGCCCTACTTGAGGGCTTAAACGATGAAGTAAAGGAGCAGAGCGATGCCAGTAGAAATCAAAGGCGCAATCGCTCTACGTAAAGCTTTACGTTCTTATACTCCAGATTTGGCTAAGCAATTACCTAAAGAGATAGCCTCATTTCTCAAGCCAGTAGTAAAAGAGGCTCGTGGTTATTTACCAGATGATGGCTCAATCCTAAGTGGTTGGCGTGAGCGTCCAAATAGCACTGGTAAATTCCCTATGTATTCAGCAACAGTTGCTAAACGTGGAATTACATATAAGACCACACCATCAAAGCCCAATCGGCGTGGATTTAGATCATTAGCACGCATTATGAATAAATCTGCTGCTGGAGCAATCTATGAAACTGCTGGACGTAAAAATCCAGATAGTAACTTTGTTAGAAATCTTAATGGCAAGGTATCTGGAGTAATTAAGGGTGATGGCAAAATGGCTGGAAGAGCCATGTATAGAGCATTTGAAGAAAATCAAGGAAAAGCAACTGCTGGGGTTGCTAAAGCTATTGAAAAGGCTAATTTGGATTTTAAGAAAGCGACAATGTAATGAGTAATATATTTATTGATGTTGCTGCAACATGGACTGGTGCCAGAGCTTTTAAAGATGCCGAAAATGCTACTGATAAACTAAATAGGTCAGTCAAAAAACTTGGACGTAATCTTGGTTTAACTTTAAGCACAGCAGCGGTAATAGGATATGCAAAAGCATCGATTAGTGCAGCAGCCAACGATCAACGTGCTCAACAAGAATTAGCCTTAGCACTTAAAAATGTAGGACTTCAAAGAGATGCCGCTAGTGCTGAAGGATACGTACAAAGATTACAGTCTGAATTTGGTGTCGTAGATGACCTTTTGAGACCAGCCTATCAAAAGTTAGCAATAGCAACTAGAGATACGGCTGAGACTCAAAGACTACTCACACTTTCATTAGATATCAGCGCAGCCACTGGTAAAGATTTAGATTCAGTTACTTCTGCATTAAGCAAGGCTTATTTAGGAAATAACGTAGCATTATCTAAACTTGGTATTGGTATCTCAAAAGCAGACTTGAAAACCAAATCTTTCAAAACTATTACAGATCAACTATCAGTTACATTTGCTGGTGCTGCAACCACTTCTGCTGAAACTTTTGCTGGCTCTATTGCTAGACTTAATGTAGCCACTACAAATGCAAAAGAAATTATTGGCACCAGTCTCATTGGTGCGCTGACTTCACTTTCAGGTGATAAAAGCATGTCAAACTTTGCAGCTGATATTGAAAATGCTGCTAAATCTATGGCTAATTTTATTAATTCTGTTGTATATCTTAAAGGTGAATTATCGACAATTCCTGGTTTTGGTTTAGTAACTGGTTCTTTTGATTTAATTAAAAATATCTTAGGACGATTTAGTCCTCAACGAGCAGCTGAATTACTCAAACAGATTAAAGGTTTTCAAGGCATGGGCAATGTATCCATGTCTACTGGTAGTCAGGACTTCCAAAAATCAGATGCAATAGCAAAAGCAGCAGCCGCTAAGGCTGCAGCGGCAGCTGCTAAAAAGGCAGCGGCTCAACAAGCGGCATTATTGAAAACCCAGCAAGATCAGTTAAAACTATCTAAGGCTAAGGCAATCTTTGACCTTCAGAAAATACAGATAGCAGCAGCTCTCAAAGGCAAGGTATCAGAAGAGGATAGAATCCGCTTATTGCTTATGCAGGCTATTGAAGATGAAAACGTTAAAATGATTGACAAATATACGAAGGCTCTAGAAGATGCTCAAAAGAAAACTAAAGAACTTCAAGATTTATTATCGACAGTTAAAAGCACTGATCCATTTGCCACTTGGAGTAAATTAGATTTTAGTAAGCAAATTGCAGAATTAGATGCTTATTTCATGTCATTTAAGGGCAATGCTGCTAGTGCATTTGCGACTCTTACAGATATTCAACAATCCGTATTAGGTGGATATGTACCTTTTGTAGGCTCGACTTATGCCGCTGCTACTAATGGTTTAATAAACAGCACTATGGCTGCTCAATCTAATACTTCAAGCTCAAATAATAATACCAATGTAAATATCAACCTCAATGGAATTATTACTGATCCAGTAGCAACTGCCAACCAAATCCGTGATGTTCTCACTCTTGCCGCTAATCAGTCGGCTGGTTATGTAGGTATCGGCTCAGCTGCTAAGGCGGTTACATACGCAGTATGACATGGATAATCGGACCAACTATCACAATCAATGGAACTGCCTATCTCAGTAACGCGGTAGGCGCAGTCTCCATTGATTATGGTCGTACAACCGTCTGGGACCCTCAAAGAGCCTCATACGCCACAATCAAGTTAATCAATACAAATAACACATCTTTTGGCATAGATATTAATAACTCTGTGGTAGTCAAAGTCCGCAATGCAACCAATACAGCTGATATAACAGTTTTCACTGGTGTAGTAACTACGGTAGCCAATGAAGTCGGCGTTAATACTGGTGCCACGATTATCTCCTATGTATCAATAACTGCTGTTGGCCCTATCACTGTTCTAGGACGTACTCAGTCAGGATTAGTTGATTACCCTTCAGAAAATGAATCTGCTCGTATCTCTAGAATCCTTGCTGAAACCTCTGTAAGCCTCGATACGATAGATACTGGCACTTATACCCTTTTAGACCGTCTAGCCAACCCTACGGATGCTCTGAGCCTCTTAAATGCCTATGCTAATACTGCCACTGGTTCAATCTATGAAACTACTTCAGGAAAAGTAGGATATGCCAGCGAACTACGCCGTAATCAAGATGTAGCGGCTAATGGATATTTTTCTATTAACCCTACGTTCATCAACGGTTTAAATCTCAAGTCTCAGACTAATCAAGGCGATGTAGTAAATAACGTCAAAGTCGGATATAACAATGGATCGTATGTAACTGTTATCTCGACAGCTTCAGTAGCAACCTACGGCACTATCGGGGCTACTCTGGATACATCTATCAATAATGAACTAGATGCAACTACTCTGGCTGGAATCTATATAGGAATGAGAGCCTATCCGAGGGTATCGCTATCAGCCATAGAGGTTCGTATCGATGATGCTGACATGGATGCTACAACCCTTAATAAGATGCTTAATATGTACTTTGGTATGCCAGTCTCTTTGGCTGGGCTTCCACTGACGATTACCCCTACCACATATCAGGGCTTTGTCGAGGGTTGGAATCTATCTTTTAGCCAATTATCCGCTAAAATAACCCTACGTACCACAGAAAAGACTTATAGTTACCGTTCGACACAATGGGAAGATGTAGATCCTGCTCTCATCTGGTCATCGGTAAATGCAGCATTAACATGGAATACCTACGATTAAGGAATAAGGATGGCAACTACAACTAACTACAGCTGGACAACTCCAAATGATACTGATCTAGTAAAAAACGGGGCTAATGCCATTCGTACTCTTGCGACTTCCATTGACCAGACTACTGAAGATTTATACTTTCTATCACTCATTGGAGCGAACTAAATGGCTAATACGATTAAACCTCTATATCGAGGTGCGGCAAGTACTACGACTACCACTGTGCTTTATACAGTCCCAGCATCAACTACTACCGTAGTTACTAACATCTGCATAGTTAATACAGCATCTTCAGCAGCTACTTTTACTTTAGGTATGGGGCCTTCTGCTGGTCAAGTCGCGTTGCATACGACTACTACTATTGCTGCTAACTCAACAATCTATCTTGATATTAAACAGGCTTTAAGTGCTACTAATACAATAACTGGTGGAGCATCTGCCGTTACTGTTTCATTTCATATTAGCGGAGTGGAGATCGTATAATGGGTTCTTCAACAGTACCTGCCGCATCTGGCAGTGGTAAAACTCCTTATTTACAGACTCTTACTTCAGGTACATCTTGGACCGTGCCTGCTGGTGTCACTTATGTAAACGTTACTCTAGTTGGCGGTGGCGGCGGCGGTGGTGGTGGTGCTGGAACTTCAACTACATCCCTAGCAGGAAATATGGGTTCTGGTGGTCAAAAAATAAAATCTAATTTAACTACTACTCCAGGTGCATCTATAACTTATGCAATCGGAGCAGGTGGTACTGCTGGTGCTGGCTCGGGCACAAATGGTGGAACAGGTGGAACTACATCATTTACTGGTGCTACATCGGCATCTGGTGGAACAGGTGGAAGTGGAAGTAGCAACGCTGGTAATACAGGCACTGCTGGAGATGTAACTGGTAACGGTGGGCAAGGTGCATCAGCGGCTACGAGTGGAAGAGCAGGAGCTGTTGGTGGAGCAGGTTCAATCGATGTGGAGTATTGGATATGAGAGTTTTTGCAGTTATTGAAAATAAAAAGGTTATTAATATCATCGTTGGTGTTGAAGATGAAGTCCTTGCTGCTAATCCAGATAAATACATCGAATACACCGATGGTTGGAAATATCCAAAGGGCATAGACGGAAGGGAATTCTTCCCAGATGAAGCCCCAACTATCTAAAGCTGGTATCCAGTTACGAGAGCAATTTGATGATGCCTACCCAGACCGCGACCGTTCATCGGATGGCTGGATTGGCGATAGTAGACACGCAGCTACTGTTAGCGATCATAATCCCGATGCTCAAGGTTGGGTACGTGCCATTGACATTGACCGTGATTTATCAGGAGCCGCTAAACCCGACCTCATGCCCTATGTTGCTGATCAGATACGAGTCCTATGCAAGTCTGGTAAAGAAAAACGAATCAGTTACATCATATTTAACGGCAGAATATCCAGTGCTAAAAAGGCTTGGGCATGGCGGCCTTATGTCGGAGTTAATCCGCACAATCATCATATGCATGTCTCTTTTACAAAAGAGGCTGACTTATTGGGCGAGTTTTATCAAATACCTATGCTAGGGGGAAAGCCATGAGTGCAGCGACTCATAATTTTACTATTGATCAAGGTTCAGACTGGTTTACTACTTTTGTTTATAAAGACTCTGCTGGCACTGTCATTAATCTGACTGGTTATACAGCGGCTTTACAAATCCGAGATACATATGCCGATTCAACTACCGACCTTTCATTAACTGTTGGCAGTGGTATAACTATTACTGCTGCAAGTGGCAAAATTGATGTACGTGCTACTGCTGCTCAAACTGGTGCTATTGCTGCTGGTCAATATGTCTATGATTTAGAAATTACTTCAAGTGGTGGCGTAGTTACTAGATTGGTTCAAGGTAAAATCACTGTAAGTCCACAGGTAACTCGATGAGCGATATTATTGAAATCGTTGAAGATGTTACAAATGTAACTATTACAGAAGATGTTAATTACGTTGAAATCGCTGCTAATTCATTAGCTGGTCCTACTGGCCCAACTGGTGCAACTGGGGCCACTGGTGCCACAGGTGCAACAGGAGCTAAAGGTGATACTGGAGCCACTGGTGCGGCTGGAACTAACGGCACAAACGGCACGAACGGTTCTGCTGCAACTATATCTGTTGGAAGTACTACCACTGGTGCGGCCGGTACTTCGGCATCTGTTACTAATAGTGGATCATCATCTGCCGCGGTATTTAATTTTACAATTCCAAAGGGTGATACTGGAGCAACAGGAGCAACAGGAGCAACAGGAGCTGCTGGTACTAACGGTACGAACGGAACAAACGGCACTAGCGGAGTAATATCGGTAACTGCTCCAATAACCAATTCTGGTACTTCAACATCAGCCAATTTAGGTGTATCGGCAGCATCAACTTCAGCAACTGGTGTAGTGCAACTATCTGACTCAACTTCTACAACTTCATCAGTATTGGCAGCAACGCCAACGGCAGTTAAAGCTGCTTATGATTTAGCAGCAACAAAAGCGGCTAATTCGACTTTGGACATTATATTCGGGAACATTCCTGATCGGTATGTAACTAAATTTGGTTCGGCTGCTGGTGCTTCAACAGTAACTAACGGAGCATTGAAATGTTTTGTAATTCCAATTTTTACAACCATTGCACTAGAGCAGTTATCACTCAATGAAGTAAATACGACTGCTGGTTCAACAGGTTCAGTTGTGAGAATGGGCATCTATTCTTGTAACTCTTTGGGTGTCCCGACCACATTACTTTCAGATCTTGGAACAGTCTCGACTACTACAGTTGGTCGAAAAACAATCAGCGGATTGAATATAAGTCTAACTCCAGGATTATATGGATTTGCAGCAGTGCCACAAGGAGCACCAACAACAAATCCCACACTCCGATATTTCACGCCCAATGTTCTTGTTCAACCAACAGAAGCATCTTCATTTAGCTCAGTTGGTCCTGGTGCTTATAGTTGTTATTATGCAACTGGAATTACTGGCGCACTTCCATCTACATTGACACCCACTGTTGAGCAATTACCATACGCATTATCTTGGAAATGGAAAGCATAATGGCAACTAATACTATTTACGGTTTAGGTGGATTTTGTGAAAAATGCGATAGCACACATGATCATCCGCTAAATAATGTTCTAAAAATAGAAGAAATTCCAGACCAACCAAACGGAGAATAATGAATATCAAGAATCCTTACGTACTAACTGCTGGAGCATTTCTAGCGGCTTGGGCTGCATCAAACTTTGCAGCTGACTATCGCTCAGTACTCTGGGCATTACTCGCTGGTGTATTTGGATATGCCACTCCAAAAAAGTGATGAGTGCGATGGACATGGCGGCTCTTGCTGTTGCTGCTACGACCGTTATTGGTTCATTTATTGGCTCAGTCAAATGGTTAGTAAAGCATTACCTCAGCGAACTCAAACCAAATGGCGGCGGCTCGATGAATGATAGAATTAGCCGACTTGAAGCGCGTGTCGAAACGATTATCGTCCTACTAGATAGGTAACAATTATTTCATGGCAAGAAAAGCGACTAAGCAACTTACAGATGATGGCTACTCAAAACTCGATGCTTATTGCATTGGTGTTTATGAATACTATAAATCCTTGAGAAAAGCAGGCTTTACTGAAGGCGTTGCTCTTTACATGATTACTGAGCCATCTTCATATCCTTCGTGGATATTGCCAGACCCAGTCGATCCAAACAGGTTCGGCGATTACGAAGATGAGGATGATGATTAAAAAGCGATATCTGGTGATATCTGATTTACAAATCCCATATCACCATGAAGCAGCAGTTAAGAATCTTATCAAATTAGTAAAGCGTGAGAAATTCGATTTAGTATTAAATACAGGCGATGAGCTAGATATGCAGTCTCAAAGCAAGTGGGCCAAAGGCACACATTTAGAGTATGAGGGCCAATTAGATGCAGATAGAAGTCTGGCTCAAAACATCCTCTGGGACTTGGGAACTACCGATATCACTCGAAGCAACCACACCGATCGTCTATACCACACTCTCGTTAGAGGGGCTCCTAGCCTCATCGGACTTCCAGAACTCAACTACGCCAACTTTATGGGCTTCAATGAGTTGGGGATACGTTTTCACAAAAAGCCCTATGAATTCCATAAAGGGTGGGTCCTAGTCCACGGCGATGAAGGCTCGATGAATTCAAACGCCGGTTTAACGGCATTAGGCTTAGCGAAGAAATTTGGCAAATCTGTAGTCTGTGGACACACTCATAGAGCAGGCATATCAGCCTTCACAGAGGGCATAGGAGCCTCATACAGGACACTTTGGGGCTTGGAGGCAGGAAATGTTATGGATAAGAAAAAAGCCTCTTATCTCAAGGCTGGCAGTGCTAATTGGCAGATGTCAGTCGCAATCATTGAAACCTATGGAGACCGCGTATCTCCCATGCTCATCCCTATCAACAGAGACGGCAGTTTCACCGTATATGGAAAACTATACGCAACTAGATAGCCAAGAATCGTTATCAATTCGTTATCGAAATGTCACCGATTTAGTCTGAAGGCTGTGCAAGACTAATCCTGTAGCCAATCAAGGGCATTGGCACAAGGGAGCAATTATGGATCTATGGATAGTTTTATGGCTAGCAATAGTCATGGTTTCATCAGCTGCATTGGGTTATTCAATCGGACACAGAGACGGCCTACGTCAGGGATACACCAGAGGCCGAGATATTGCACGTGCAGCATTCAAGGCGCAGGCATGAAGCATGCAGAAATACTCAGTTCTGCCACTGACCTTTATCAAGACAGAGGACTCAATTACGGCCATCCAAGTGACAATATGGCACGAGCCGCACGACTCGTTAGTGCATACCTTGAAATGCCAGTGGAAGATTACCAAGTCGCAGTTATCCTATCGTTGGTCAAAATCGCAAGAACAATCCAAGATGGAAGTAAAGTCGATTCATGGATCGATGGAGCCAGTTATCTAGCAATAGCAGGGCAACTACAAACAGAGGACAATGATCTATATGTTTAATTTAGCCGATTACGAGCCAGTAGAGGTGAGACTTGAAAAGTTTATTAAGGATTACCCACTTTTTCGTATTGCGACAGAGCTTGAAGTTGTCGAGAAGGATAGATACATCGTTAAGGCGTATCTCTTTAAGACTTCAGAGGATTCTGTTGCATGGGCCACAGGGTACGCTGAGGAAACAGTTTCTACTCGTGGTGTTAATCAGACTTCAGCACTGGAGAATTGTGAGACTTCAGCAATCGGCCGAGCACTTGCTAATGCAGGTTACGCGCCTAAAGGCAAGCGACCAAGCCGCGAAGAGATGACAAAGGTAGTCAAGCAAGCACCAATCAAACCTGCTCCACAAGATATTAAAGAGGGCGATGTTGATTACTGGGCTACACCATTTGGTGATCATCTTAAGACTAGTGATGCTCCTAAATCGATAGCAGAAGCGATGGCAACAGTCGGAGCGATTCTTGGTACTGGAGAAGCTAGTGATGCGCCATCATGCGTTCATGGTCATATGAAGTGGCGAGAAGGCGATAAGAATGGCAAGGCATGGGGCGGATTCTTCTGCACTACTCCTGGTCAAACAGGCGGCATGGATAAATGTCCTACGCTTTGGTACGTATTAAGTCCAAGTGGCCAATGGGAGCCACAGAAGCCGAGAGGTTAATCATGGGATTTATAGAAGTTCACACTCCTTATGGATGGCAAAAGCTTGAAGATGTGCCACTATTTGATGCTATTCCATGTCAGTTATGTAATGAGCCGACAATGATTCACGATTTAACATTTACAGTAGTAGAAGGCGGCAAGATAGTTCCACGAACTAGTTGGATGTGCAAAAAATGTAATACGGTTAATGGCTAGCCAACACAGGAAGCATAGGGGCTTCCGTACTGAGCGCGTTGTGGCAAACTATTTGGGGAAATGCTGGCCCAACGCATCAGTCGGTAGAGGAGCAGGCAAGGACATACAAAACGTCCCGTTCGACGTTGAAGTAAAAGCCCGTGCTGGGTTCCAACCTAAGCAAGTTCTCGCTCAGATTAAGGCGCGTACCGATAAGTCGGGTGAAGTCGGATTCGCTGTACTGAGATTAAACGGACAAGGGGAAGATGCCAGTGAATATGCCTGCATCATTCGTTTAGAGGACTTGCTTGGGCTTCTTGAATTAAGATATGGTCACTTAGACAAAGAGCCCACAGATGCAGATATAGATCGTTGCAGTCAATGTGGGACATACATGATTAGGAGATGTTTGACATGCCAGCCTACGATTATAAATGCGAAAGATGTGGACTAAAGAATGAGCTGCATCATGGATGGCATGATAAGCCAACTGTATTATGTACTTATTGCAATGAGCCAATGATAAAAGTAATTACACCAATAGGGGCAATCTTCAAAGGCACAGGCTGGGGCAAGGATGGCAAGTAGGACTAGATGGGGAAGCATAAGAAAACTCCCATCGGGTAGTTATCAATCTAGATGGATGCAAGATGGTGAACAAATTTATAAGACATTCCCTACATTGTTTCTGGCTCAAAAGTTTTTAGAAGCTAAAGCCAGAGAGTTAGGTAAGGACTGGTCTCAATATAAAGTAGCCAGAGGCAAGAGAATTAGGTCTTATGGAATAAGTGAAAACCAGTTTGACCAAATGATGATAAATCAAGAGGGTAAGTGTTATATCTGCAAGGGTGATAATGGCTCTATTGCATTGTGTATAGATCATGATCACCTAACTGGAAAAGTAAGAGGCTTGTTATGTAATAAATGTAATAGAGGGTTGGGCTTATTTTCAGATGATCTTGTATTACTTAAAAGAGCTATGAGTTACTTAATCGATGGGGTTAAACCCGCAAAGGAAGAAATAGTCTACGAGCCTCTAAGATTAGTTCAATAGTTATCCACAGAAGTTATCCACAGGAGGTTAAATCATGGCAACACGCCCAAGATTAAACGGAGTGCTTGACAGTCGCGGTACGCTAACGGCGCAGAACGCATCAGGCGTTCACCGCGAGCCCCTAAGGGGCGTAGCTCGCGGGGTGCTAGTAGCTATTGGGATATCTCTATGCTTAATGCCTAATGCAGGTAGTTCTGAATCAGTGCAAATAAAATCTTATATATCTTATAAATCTTATGCTTCATTACTCTTAGATAATAAAGTTCAATTCAAATGCTTAGATGATCTATATACACATGAATCTAATTGGAGAGTAGCTGCTAAGAATGGTAGCCATTATGGAATACCTCAAGGCAACAGTAAGTACTTAGCACATGTAGATGGCTATAAGCAGATACAATGGGGATTGGCCTATATCAACTATAGATATGGCACACCATGTAATGCACTACATCACTGGAAGGTTAAGGGCTGGCATTGAGTAATCATCGTGAGTTAGGACTACAGACATGGAAGGACCAGAGGCTACGAGTACTCAAGCGTGATAGTTATACATGCGCTTACTGTGGATTAGAAGCTAATCAAGTAGATCATATAATCCCACGTAGTGCTGGTGGTACACATGACTTAGATAACCTTGTTGCATGTTGTAAGCCATGTAATACACGCAAGGGAAGCAAGAATGAGAGCGTTTTTTTAGGCTCACAGTCTAC